TACTTGCTCTGCTTTTAAGAGAGCTTCTGAGATGATAGAGTATAACTTTCTATAAGCATCCGTAGACTGACCTATAAAGCCTTTGTTTGCATTGGCCGTAAGTCCGGGCAATAAACATCCTGCGGTGTCGTCATCATCATTACCAATATGAATAAGGATATACTGAAAAGACATATCTTTTGTGATTAATTTCCAGTTAGGAGCGTTTGAAACACAAAGCATCCCCTTGTGAAAAGAACCAAACTTAGACGTATATCTAGTGTGAAATCTCCCTTCTCTTCGTAGGGCAATATCATAAGTTCCGTTTGGTATGCAAGTCTCACCCCATACCTTTTTACTTCTCTGCTCATCTTCGATTGAGTAGCAAATAAACTTACCATCTACTATAAACATCCCGTCCGTGTAGTCACTTTCTGAATTGTATCTAATTAACTGTACTTTCATAATCTAGTTTTTTGTTTTTAAACTTCTCTACCTCTTCTGCTAATGCTTCCAACGTTTCACGCATAACCTCTCGCTTCTTTTTTAATGCTTCCATTAATAATATGTCCGTCCTTGTTCTACATTCTTTATCCATTGTTTCTAGCTTTTAGTTCAATAACTAATTCTTTTATTTGGTTGCTAACATTATTAAATAAAGTCATGTTTTCAATAGTATCCGTTCTTGCTTGGTCATTTAAAGATTCGATTTTTAAATCCTTCTTTTCAACTAGTTCAGCCCACGCCCTACTTTTCAAATTGGCTATTTCTTCTTCTTTCTTTTCTTTTCTTAAAAAATAAACCACTACCAGTACTAGGATTACCCCCAATACCCCCTGACTTATTAAATAATCGAAAGCCGTTTCCATTTAACATTTATCTTTTAATACACCTATTAAAGTTGTATTTTTCATAACTTTTAATTCTGTTTTATCGAATTTTTCGTCAAGTTTATCAATCTTTTCTTCTTGCTTGTCTACCTTATCCCGAATATATTTTAATTCGTCAATATGTAAATCCATTATCTTTTGATTGGTGTTTATGGTTTTTATAAGCTTAATCAATAAAGGCACTAATAACCCAAGCAGAGCCAAAAACACCCAAACCACAATATAACTAGGTGCGCTTGCATTGTTGTTCATAACATTTCCAAGTTCTGATGCTAAATGTTCTAATTCTTCAGGATTCATGTTTTTTTAATTAATAATATAATGATAAGTAAAGTTAAAGGTATCATTATTAAATAGGTGATCGTACTATAATAATTCTCAAAACCCATTATAGGACTTAAAGCTAAAAAATTAACAATATTCAAAGATAATAAGCCATAAACCGATACTTTATTATAATAACAAAGTTTATTTCTAAAACAAATAAGCAACATAAATATATTCATAATAAAAAAACATAGTTCATTCGCTGTATAATAAATACTCACATAAACCTCATCAGAAAACTCTATAAAAGTTACGATAAGATTAAACAGTACAATTAATAAAAATAATGATACTGGAATGTGGCTTATTATTTTGTTTAGAGTTCTTATTTTACTGCTTTTTTTGGTAGTACTAGACTATCCGTGTTCTCCATACTTCTATCCGTTACCGCATTGCTTACAGTCCATTCTTCGGTGTCTATCTTTGATAACAATTCATTTGCAGAGGCTACATTTTCCGCAGGAATATTAAAATAAATCAATTCACTAGATACATCTGAAAGCTTTTCAAGGTCTTTAGTTTTTGCACTTGATTTGATGATGATTTTTAATTCTGCCATTGTTTCTAAGTTATTTAATTGTGTGTCGCTTTATTAAAGGCCGTACACTTGCACCTTATATTATAATCCTAACGCAGTCTTTAATTGAGTTAGTTGTTCGCTTGTCATTGTTGATAAGTCTACTTTAGACATATCTGTTTTTTCTTCTATTGAAGGGTCGGTATAGACTATATCAATAAAGATTAAATTCTTTTTCTTTGCCGTTTCCCATCTTCTAATAATCCAACTATCTGTGGCGTTTCCTTGTTTTTTGTATTCTATTTCTTCTATCATGATGGTTCTATTTTAACTGATACTGATATTTGAGCAGCGGCGGGGTTAGTTACCATAATAGGAACCACTATATCTATGTAAGTATTTCCTTCTACTATTGTAAAAGATAATCCGGTTATTACTAGTGTATTATTTCTTAGGTCGGCTTGCATTACTGTTGTGATAGTGTCGCTTGTACCGCCGTCATTTGATATGAAATTAATAGTTATATTCTCTGATGTTCCAAAAGTTGAGGCGTTGTAAATTGAAATATAAGCCTCTGTGATTGTTCCCGCAGGCATTGTGATTCTTTTAAATCCATTTGCACCCGTTGAAAGTCCTGCCATTTGACCCATGTGATAAGTAGTACTGTCTGCTAGTCCGGTGTTGGACGTACTGAAGAACTGGAATAATAAGTTATCACCGCCGCTTGTTCCGCTTGATGCTGCCGTAATAAGCCCTTTTGCGTTTACTGTTATATCTGCGTTTGTGAAACTTCCAACGTTTGAATTAACTGTTGCTAGGGTTAAAGCTGTGTCTCCTGTTGCATCTCCTGTATGGTTCGCGTTTGTTGTCTTAGCAGTATTGGCCGCTACTGTTGTTTGTACTAAATCACTTTGCTCTAATTTTAGAGGGGTCAGTATTCTAGTGTCGTCTGTTCCTGTATTCGTTTCCGCTTGGGTTGCTACTTCTGCAATACCTTTTGTGGATTCGTCTGCGTCTGGTATGGTTATATTTAAAGTCGCCATTTAGCTTAAATTTATTGTGTGATTAGTGCCGTCCATATCTAAATCTTGACCCGTATCTACACCGTTTAATAAAATATCATACACCGTAGAGCCTCCTGCTGAGGGTACTATCCACTCAGAGCCTACTTTAGAGCCTACTGCAAGCCCTGTAGTATCCTTTACGGGTATGTCTTCAGTGCCTCCACAAACTGTAGTCGTGAAACTTAAGCCGTTTATTGTAATTGTTACGCCTTCTGTTGTTGGTGGTGTTACTCCTGACATTGGAATAATACACGAATTATAAGTAAAGGCTTGCTCTAGTTTAATATCTATGTAAAACCCCGTTAAAGAGTCCTCTAAAGTATCATGAAAAGGTGTTGCGAGAGTGTTTTTATCTATGTCTAGCTCTGCGTAGTTGTGGTCTTGTACCCAAAAGGACATTAAATCTTGCGCCGCTTGGAGCATATCGGACTTAACTTCTACTACATTAGTCTGTTCTAGGGTGGTGGTGGTAGCGTTTTTAAGTGTTGCTACCTGTGCAAGAAAATAAACTCTAAAAGAATACACAACATCTTGCTTAGAGAATGGAAAGGGTTGATCTTCCACCCACATCATAGGGTATTTACGGTTTTTAAGTTTGTTGTGTTCTACAATCTGAAACGCTTCACCCGTTCCGTACGACTCTATTACAAAGTGATTCGTTGCGAACTCTTCGAACTTTTCTATTATCTGATTGTAACTTAACATATTGAGCTAGTTTCTTGTCTATATTTTTATTATTTCCTTTGTTTTTACTCACGACTTCTACAAATATTACTTGTTGCTCCTAGAAAAAGAGAGGTACTAGCAACCCCCGCGTGAGGTCTTACTTCGTCTAATTCGTTTTCGGTGTTATACTCTGGGAAGAGTGCGGAATTAGTACATAGATAATCGCTTATTCTTTTAGTAAAGTATTCAGCTTTATCTTTGTATCTGTTCTCTACCCTTGATAGCATCTTAGTATCTATTGGAGTAGAGTTAGTAGAGTTCTTTTTACTCACTGATTTATCTCTAAACTTAACAAGTAAGGGAATCTGTACTTCATACATTACCCAATACTGTAAAGCATCCGCGCAGTAATCATCTACTAACGTTAAATAGTCACCCGCTAAAGTGTCGGCCTGTATTTTGGTTAGAATAGCATCATACAAAGCCGTTCCTAATACGTTCTGAATGTACTGTATTTGACACCTCCAAATTGTAGGATTGATTAACTTCATGTCTGTATTCTCATCTATAGGGCTGTTCTCCTTTAAGAATGTTTCGCTTATCATTAATTGTCTAGCCATTATTTACGTGTTACTAGTTTTTGAATCCAAATGTGCCTACAATACGGATGAGTTACATCTACTTTTTTATCGTGCCAAAAGCCACCCCTTGAAGTAAACACATCTAAGCCCTGTTCGTTGTTCATAGCTTGAATATCTAATATAGTCCAACTACGGCTCTTAGAAAGTTTTACTAAGTTCTCACAAAAGGGTCTAGTTGTCTTTAAAATCTCTGTAGATTGTCCGGCTCTTAAACCGTACTTATAAACTACAAACACCTCAGATTTAACTTTGCTGCCTTCTGTTGTTGGTATTCCGTCTTCTAGTAAACCATCATTTTCAAGCTCTAAAAGTAACCCGTTTAACTCACTCTCTGAAAGACCTGTAATCTCTCTTAGTTGTGGTTTAGTCTGTGAAGGGTCTGCGTTAATAACACCAAGTAAAGCGTTAGCCTTCTTAGATTCAAACTTAAATCTATTACCTTGATTCTCTGCGTCCTCTGTGCTTTCTGCAAATAACTCTCTTGAATCTATCTCAATAAGCTCTGAGTCGTTAATACCACAATTAGCAAAAGCCTCTATTAAAGGATCGGTTTTCTTGAACTGATTAATAAACGTTGTTGAGGTACTAATAGTATCCCCGCCCTCAATAGGTGAAAACCCTGCCAACTCTCTTCTCTCGTTCATTGTGAGTATCTCTGAAAGTTCTGCCGTATCTACTGGCTCTTGTATTGGCATTAATCTCTCAATAAAGAAATCACCCTGAACCCCGTTAAGCTTTGCTAATGAATTAAAAAAGTCTTCTAATACTCTTTGTTGTTTTGTTACATAAGTAGTTTGTAGCATCTCTGAGGCTACTCTTAATTCGTCTGCGTTGTTATTAAAGCCTGTACTGTTTTTTAATCCTATTAGGGTAGGATTGAAATTATGCCCTGTGTAGATTTCATCTCTAATCTGTTCGTTTAGATTTATAAACCTATCATCTTGCCCATTTGCTTGTAAAGGTGTTATCTCTACTCCTGAATCCTTATCTTCGTTAAAACTTTTAACTACCTTTCCTGCGTTGTCTGTGCCTGTTAAAGCCTCATCAAAACGTAATTCTATTTGTGCCTTTTGAACTTCAGTAGGTGAACCGTTATAAAAATTAACTAAGTAACCCCCACTAAATCCATTACGTACATTGTTGTAAGTAAAGTTTGATATTTCGTAGTCTGCCGCTATGTAAGGTATTGCGCCAATATATTCAGGAAGCGGGTAGTCTCCTAAGTCTGGCCTATAATCTTTGTAATAAACTAAATACTTTTTGCTTGATTCAAGCTCTGACCAATCCCACATGAACTCATGGAAAACCGTCCAATCTGGATTATCTTGTGGTTTTCTACTATTCCAATCTGAAGTAAAATAATAAACTCTTGGTTTAATCTTGCCTTTGTTTTCTCCTTCTTCATGGTATTCTTTCTTCGCTACTCTTATCTTTGAAAAGTCAATATGATGAGCTTCGCCTTTATCCTTCTTTTTATTGGGTATCATCTCCGCAGAAAAACCGCCGAATAAGATTCTATCTAGTGATAAATCTCTTGTAATTTTAGAATCTTCTAATTCTCCTATAAACGCATTCGCTTTTAGTTTAACATCTAAAGCCTGTTTGCTCGCTTCTGTTGGGTATTTAACTCCCCATCCTTCACCTACTACATAAGTGTTTTTGCCGTTTATTATAGCGTTGTTCTTTGCGCTTGAATTATAAAGCCATATTAAATAATCCCCGTAAAGGTTATTCCATTTCCTATCTTCTCTTGAACCTTTTTCATGTCCCCATACTACCCAATCAGTCCGAGGCTCTTCAATGAATGTAGGAACTTTATGTGAGAACTGCATGAGTTTCCCACTTGCTCCGATAAAGTAATTAGATGGTTGGTTCATGCGCTGTATAAGTTATTGTTATTTGGTGTGCGTTATATTGTGAAGGCTCGTTGTCAAAGATATTACAAGTACCTCTAAAAACTACTCCCGTTGATAATGTCGGGTCTAAGTTCGTTGTGCTTGTTTGTTCCCAAACTGTAATATGATAACGCCCTGTATTTCCTACTATCAATGATGAGTTCAAAGGGTCTGATACTCCCAATGTAATGTCAAATAAGTTACTCCTTTCTCTTGCTGCTCCTGCTACTGATACATCTTGACATATCGCATAGTATTTTACTTTCGTTTGGTCGTTCTGCCATTCAAACAAATAGACAGGCGAACCGATTGTAGTCTTCTCAACAAGTGTTAAGGGGACATTATTATTAGTCTGTGCTTTTTGTAGATTCACCTTTCTTTGTTTCGAATACGTCTAAACCTAAAAATTTGTAATTCTTAAAGAGTCTTTTATCATCTTCAATAGTAATCGTAACAGTATAACCGTTAGGGGCTTTAACTGTCATTACACTACCTATACATTCCTTTCTTAAATTCATTTTATAAAGATATTAAAAAAAGGGGTTTACTCCTAAGAACAAACCCCCCTTAAATTGTTATGCAATTGTCAACCCACTTATTACAGTAGAATCTACTGTGTAAGGATAGTTTTTCTCTTGTGAAGTGAACGCTAATTGATAGCCGTTTTGGTCTGCGAATGCTTGACCTGTTTGGCTCCCGTTTGTTCCTCCCATTTTTTCTGCTCCGTTGTCTAAACCTATCATGTGATAAACGTCGTTTAAATCTTGATAGATTACAATAACCGGATTAGAAGTCAATAGTTTTAATTCTACATTTTTAGTGTTAGAAAGTTTATTTAAAGTAAAGCTCATTACTGTCTCTTCGAATGTAGTCCCCATTACTGGATCATGATTCTCAGTAGTAACCGCATTACCTATATTCTTTTTAACCTCGTATCTGTAGAAGCTTGTTGCTGCCTCTTGTGTTAACACGGTTACTTCACCTGCTACGATTGTGTTTGCAGTAACGTTTTGCCAAGCGGAAATTAATATACTGCCTTGCTTGATACCTCCTGCTGAATCATCACACTCGTAAGTGAATCCTTGCGTTAACGGACATGGTTCTAATGCTGCCATTATTTATAGTTTAAATAAGGGGGATTCTCACCCCCTAATATTATTATTAAGATAATCTTAAGGTACTAAAGTAAACTCTACGATTTCGTTTCCGAATGCGTGTTGGTAACCTCTCTTGAAGTTAACATTGAATTTATTTACTCTATCATCCTGAGAATACCATATTTCCATTTTCTCTTCATCTCCTTGACCATCCATTCCAATAGTCATATTAGAATCTTTAGTAAGAATCATTCTTTCTGTTCCTGCTGCTCCCGGTAGACCAACTGTAGGTCTAATATTAACAGTAGTTCCGTAAAACTTCTCTGCTCCGTCCTCTACTGAGATATGGAAAAGATTTGCGTTTTTAAGTGCTACAACATACTTTTTGTAAACTGAAGTAGGAACCCATAAACTAAGGTCAGTTGCTTCAGAGATATTATCCGGCATGGCTGTCCACATAGCGTCTAATATTGCAAGCACGTTAGTAGTTGAAATAGTAGTTGCTACTGTTACTGCTCCTGTGTTTCCGTCTACTACTGTCCCATCTGCATCAATAATTTTCAATGCACCGTCATAGTAAGAAAGGTTGTTTGTACCTGACCCAGTATCACCTTGCCAATCTGAAGTAGTTAATTGATTTTGGATAGCATTAATTTTCTTATCCATCCATACCTTTTCAATCGCTCCCGGAATTTCTTGTTCTCCTGCTGCGCCCATTTTAACCATTGTTTGCGTCCAGAATCCGTTAAGGTCTAAAGTACAAAGGTTCTCAGAGATTTGGATTGCTCCAACCGCTAAGGTTCTTTGGGTGAATGTAGTTGTGTCTGCTCCTACTCTTGAACAAGCATCAGCCGCAAAGACTACATCTGTAGATAAAAATTGTAAATGTGAATTTTCTTTAATCCCTGTTTGGATATTCACATACTGTGCCAAACCTCCTGTTGCTTGCATTTGTGCAATCAATGGGAAATCTTGGTCTTCAATATAAGCCGATAAGGCTGTTACGTCAAAACTCATTTTTAATTAGTTTTAGTATTAATAAAATAGTTCTCTTTCTTTTCAAACCCTTTGAACTTCTTTTGTGTAGGTTCTGCTTTTGGCTCTTCTCCAATCTTTTCGATTAAATCAATAACCTCTGTCTTGAACTCAACTCTTTCCGTTTTATCATCTGAATAAAACTGTGCTAAGTCTTCGATTTGTTTTGTAAATGCTTCCTTCATTTCTTGAACTTCTTTCTTTAATTCAGAAAAAACTTTTTCAGTTATGATTGATTCAATTACTCTTTTTGCTTCTTTTACTTTGTCGTCTTCCTTTAACTCTTCGGTAACTTCAACTTCTTCTTCAGCGTTTGGCTCGTTTACAGCGGCGATTAAACCCGCCTCTTCAACGATTATAACTCTATTGTCTGAAAGTTCATATTCACCTACTGGTAAAGGTTGAGCGATTTCGTCTTGCATAATAACCGCAGCGGCTCCGACTTCAACGTCTGGCTCTACCATAATCATTGTACCGTCTAACAAAGTAACGTCTTCAAATTTTTCTTTATCGAACTTTACTCCTTTTTCAATCTCTTTTGCAGCGTCTACTATTTCCTTTGCAGGAATAACATCAACTACCTTAAGACTGAATTTTTCTCGTAAAGCTTTTACGTCCTCTTTAAAACTCATAATTTACTCTTTTGTTTATAATATAAAATTGATACTTATTTGTTATGTTTATAATACTTGTTGAATACGGATTCAAGTTGTTTTGAAAAACTCTCTTCAAATAAACCTTCTACTGAATAACCTTTAAATGTTCCGTCTAAGACTGACTGCCAAACCTCATCATTTTCTACCTTCATAGATATAAACCATGAACCGTCTGCCTCTTGTGCAAACTTGTCGGGCGCTTTCATACCTCTCTCTGAGTCAATTAAAAAAGATTCAAACACATAGACACCACTTTGGAATTTTCCAGTCGTGTGATCTAGGTTTGTATTCTTCATTAAGCCGTTCCGCATAAAGTTTAAAGCAATCTTTTGTATAGATTCTTTTCTAAATACAACGTGATACTCACCTTTAGATTCATCTCTTCTAAGAATAGGAAGGTCTGCTATCATAGCATATCCTGAAACGATTCTTTTATCTTTAGATTCAATCTGAAATTGTTGCTTAACTTTATCAAATGCAATCCAATCTGATTCAATCGCGGGCGCATCTACAAAGGCTATCTGAAAATCTAATTGCTCCCCTTCAGGGATTTCTAACTCAATTAACTCCATACTTTATAATATAATATCTTATTGTGTTTGTTATATTTAACCGAAACTCGCTTGCGCCTCTATTACTCCCACGCTATTAATCCCGTCTGTAATAGATTCTACTACTACTACCTGTTGGACTTCGTTGTTAAGTAAAGTACTGCCTTCTGTTAAGGCTTGAACAGGTGCGTCTTGTGAAGCGTCTTCTGTTAAGTCTGCTATGTCTCCACCGCCTGCGCTTGCGCTTATTTCTGGTGAGGATCCTAGAATCTCTGAGGCTGCTGCTACGTTACTTAATACGGCTGCTACTCCTGCGATTATTGCGGGGATGTTACCCGGAAAAGGAATGGCTGCGCCCGCTGCTACTGCTGCTGATATTGCTCTTGCTGTGTCTATTGCGATTTGTGCTATAGCGAATGCCTTTTGAATCTGCGCTTCTTTTCTTAAACGTTTTTCTTCTGAGGCTGTTAATTTCTCACCTCGTTTCTTTTTAGCCTCTATTCGTTTGAGTTCTTTACCGTGGAAGATTGTGTTTAATGCTTCGGCGGCTTTTAAAAGATTCTCTGCGCTTGTAAATGCTGATTCTAATTGTTGCTGTTTCTTTTCCTTTAACTCTTTAGCGTCTTGGTCATCTTTATCTTTTTGTTCTTGGGCGAACCTATCTCTTATCTCTTGTAGTGCTGCCTGTTGAGCCTCTTCTAGTACTAACGTATCTAAATCATTTTGAATAGCTAAATCCATTAGATTGAAATACTTTTCCCTTACTGCGTTTTCTTCTCGTTGTTGCTTAGTTAGTAAAGAATCATAATACTCATTTTCAAGTTTTTCTATCTGAGCAATTAACTTTCCTCTCTCATCTATTACTTTTTTATTAGCTTTCTTTTCTTGCTCTACTTTGTCGTCTGCTTTTTTCTTGTTTCCTTTTAAAGTAAAGTCTACTAGTTTGGCCTCGTTGAGTCTTATTGCGTTATTTGCTTCAACTTGTAGTTCAGTGGCTTCATTAAGTAAAGCATCTAAGTCAATACCTTGGCCTTTCATTGTGGCTATAAAGTCCTC